CACACCGCCTTAGCAGCATCATACAATTTGTTCTTAAGGTACTCAACACCTTGTTTCAGGGTCTCCCAAACTCGTGTCGGGAACTCTTTAACAGTCGCAACCATGGTCAGCTTCTTTTTGTCAAATCCTTTGACAAAATCAGCGATTTGTTTCCCTGACATGCGACCAATCTCTGCACAATTTTGTACCAAGTAATTAAACACAAACAATGGATCAATGGCCAACTCAAGAACAGAATCGAGGAGCCACGTTGCAAAGGCAAATGAATCATGTCCGAGGCTCATTCCACCCCAGGTGGGATGTTCAAGCGTCATTTGAATACGCCAAGACCAAAAGGGCAAACGTATCTTGTTGTCCTTGTAGCCCCATCGTTTGAACAAACTTATCACTCGATGGCTTGGATACCACGAGTGAAGGCCAAACTTCTCAGCAACCTTGATTCGAACTTCGGCTTTGGCAACACCCACTATTCCTTGGAATGCAATCGCGTGCCCAATGAACTGTAAGTCATGCACGAACATCTCCCTAATGAAAAAGCTTCGGTTGTACGCTTTATCGAGCGAGAACTTGTACTTCCCAATTGTGAAGAAATGTCCTTCGTCACCAACTTCTTCAAGAGTTGGCATGTCCCTAATGTCCGATCCCGAAATAGTCTTAACCTCAGTTATAGTAACTTTTGGGCCCCTGTAACGGAGAACAAAACCTCGAACCTGGAGCAGAACTGGCTTGCGGAATTTAAATGAACGAACTAGAGTAGAAGTCGCATTTATGGACCCAAACTTTCCAGCTCTGAAGACTTCATATTCAATAATTTCTTCATTGTGACAGTGTTCGCATTCATCAAAAGCAAGAATAATCTCTTGCTTGGTTCCTTGCCTGTCATCATCCAGTTTCATATTTGTAACCGTAAAAGTGTGTCCTTCAATGTCGTTGTCAGTAAATCCAGAGTCACCAGACTTAAATGGAGCCTCCTCAACCACAATTGGGTCGTCTTCAATTCCTTGAGCTTTGATATCAAACTCCTCAGCTGCTTCATCGAGCAAATCATTCACCTCCTGTGGTAGAGATCTCGCACGGTAATAACTTTCCATGATCCTTTCTGCTTGGATCTGGAAGTCTGCAGCTTGTTGCAAACCCTCTTTTCTGTGAGTATCAGCTGCTTTACAACAGTTTTCAACCACTTGGGAAAAGGTGACAGCCTCTGTCCCTTTCTCAAAGGACATTGATTGTTCACCTTGAACCCTTTTTGCAATGGTCATATTCAACCGAGCTGGGTCAAAACCCTTGGAAGAACCTTCACTCAATCCTTCAAACCAAATCACCGTTCCCTCATCTATGCCGTCCTGTATCCTACGAACGACGGCTTGGGGATTAACGATCTGTTTTTGTTGTGCAAAGTCCGAAACATTGGTGGTTGCCAATATAAATTTTGGTCGAACCCCCGTAGTTCCTTTCTGCTCAACAGAAGAAAATTGAACTGACAATTCCTCGGGATTAACCCATTTTATGATGCGTTCAGCATCTGAATTCTCCATCCCTGGGGCTGTTGTTTTCATGAAAGCCTCATTGATTCGCACAATTTCAGTGCTATTATTGATGCCATCATCCCACTTATCACCATTGGTGAAGTGGACATACGGCTTCTTGCTTTTCTTCCAGCTCTCCAGTTTTGTCATGTCAGTCTTCCCTGTTGAGGGATCTTCACAACTCTTAATACTGAGAGCTTCTTCCAACGCATTCATGGCAGTACTTTTCCCGGTGCCGGATTTCGTTCCCATGAACACTGCTAAAACTGGAACGATTGGTGGTTTCTTTGCGGTCATCAATCGTTCTTTCACGGTGTCATGAAGCTTTGTCAACTCACGCATAACCGGGGTCAAATAAGCCAATAAAGGCTCCTTGTTGTCTTTCTTCAAACGAAGAGCCAATTCGTGGCCAGCTGTAATCAGCCGGTACAATTTTTGTAACTCATCGTCAAGAACTGGCAACACGCCGTGTTTCGCACTGGCCAATGTAGCCTGGGCTTCAGCCAAAAAGTCCCTGAGGCCATCATCGGGATACAATTTTGAAATTATGTCCATTCCAGTCCATCGTTGGATGGTAGGAGCAATGTAGACAATGATGTTCAAAACAACCTCAACAATAACATCAATCCCCTTTTTGGCAGCAGCCAATCCAGAAATTTTCTTCATGATCGATCCAGTGTCGGCAACAAAGCCAAAAACACCAACAATGGCGACAATAGCACTGGCAAATTCAAGTGCTTGAATGCCGCCTTGAGCCTTCGCATGTGGAATGCCACGCATAATGGTTTCTTGGGCTTCACGCAATGACATCGGAATCTGATCATGAATCCTGTCAAAATCTACTGAATAAACTGAAGACTTGTCATCATCGGAAACTGGCTCTTCGGTCCGAGAGCTAAGAGCTTTCAACACCAAAGGGAATTGTTTCCACAACTTAAGGCCAATCAAGCCAAACGACATAGTGGTAACAACTCCAAGCAAAACACGACTCATCAAAGACGGCCAATAGAAGTTCCACATCGCAATCAATACGACGGCAATCCCTAAAGCCACCGGGGCGAGATCCTTCAACCAACCAAGGATGCTGTTGATAGTAACGGTTGTCTCTGTCACAGCCTTGGCAGCTTCACTCACTTGCGGCATCGACGTTTTAAGTGCCGTCGCCGTTGCGGTCAACTCCTGCATCACTTCTTGAGCACTGCTGGCAACTTTGCGAACATCACTCAAAGCTTCACGGCTCTCAGTAACAACTTCGTCAACTTTCTCAGCAGTTCCTTTTGAGAACACACTAAACATTTGCACAGTCGGTCTTGTTTGCGATTCACAGTAGTCAAAAATACCTTCATGAAGATTTAATCGCATCCCTGCAATCCGGTCTTCAATACCGAGTTCATGGGGAGAAATACGAGTTTCCTTTACCACTTTCCTCCAAGCATTGTTGGCCATCTTACAAATGAATTTAAATCTTTCTTCAAAGAGCATGAAAGCAAACATCTGAACAGGATTCAACGACGGAAGACGAATCTTCACTCCAATTCCATTTGTGTAGAACTGGCGGAAGAGCCATCGCCCTGCAGTCGAGAGACTGCCACTTCCGCCAACTCTTTCAATGAGCTGGTTTCTGAGATCGCTCTCAACGAGAATTTTTCCAAATGCCATGACAGCAATTGATTTAAGAACTCTTCTTTCATTGCGTCGGTCTTCTTCGAGTAAGCTTGTGACATTCTCATCACACATCCATTCGTCGAGAGATCGTACGTTAGGGAAAGCTCTCGTGAAAGCCTCCCCCACAGGATGAGCATCGTACTGTCCGACTTCAAGACGTCCGGGACCGTAGTTCGCCACAAGTACCGCCGCATAGTGAGCTGCATTAAGACCGCCGAATAAAGACGGGTCAGTTGT